AGCTCGTTGGCGGCGCCGGGCGTGCGACCAATCGCGGCCTGCGCGAGCTCGGCGGCCTTCTGGATGTCGCTCATGCGGGACAGCCCGCGGATGGGGACGACGGCCATGGGTTATGCCCCCTGCGCCGTGAAGCGCGCCTCGATGCCCTTCATCCACTCCAGCACCGAGACGTCGCCGCCGGGGATGGGGCCGAGGCCCTTCGTGGCGCGGACCTCGTTCACCTTCACCACGCCCGCGTCGTAGTCGTACCCGAAGAGCTCCTTCTGCGCGGGGGCCTGCGCCGAGTTCATCTTCGCCTCGACCTCGGCCAGCACCTTCATCGCCGTCGCATCGTCGAGCGCCAGCGCCGAGTTGAGCGCCTGACGCACCGCCTCCACGGTCGCGGTACTGCCGATGCGGTCGCCGAGCGTCTGGAGCAGCAGCACCGCGGCGGCCAGCAGCTCCGAGGGATCGCCGAGTACGTACCGTTGCGGGTAGGTGACGGTGAGGCGAGCGCGGTCGAGGCCCAGCAGCGCGGCGGCGATGTCGAGGGCCCGGCGCTCGAAGTCCTCCAGCGACTTCGCGAACCGCTGCGCCCTCGCTTCGAAGTCGCGGCTGCGCACCCGCAACGCCTCGCCGCTCTGCACCTGCGCGCTGGTGTCCGCCTGCACCTCGAGGCCCGACACGCGGTACGCGAGGCCGACCAGGAAGGCCACGTGCGCGCGGAGGTCGGCGAGCGGCTCCGCGGGGAAGGTCACCCACTCGGGGGTGCCTGCGCCTTCGGGCGCGGGGATGGCCTGGTCAGGACCCACCTTCGCGCGCGTCGCCGGGTCGAGCCCGTTGCGCGCGGCGGTGGGCACCGACAGGAACGGCGGCGACCGGCGCTGCGTGTCCTCCACCTGCGAGAGCAACTGGTAGATCTGCCGCCCGATGGTGGCGGGCGACGCCGCGAGGCTCTTCCCGCGCGGCGAGCGCACGCGTCCGCGGACGCGGCGGTGGTAGGCGAACACCACCGGCACGCGACCCTTGAGCGCAGCGGGCAGCGAGCCGAAGCGCGTCGGGCGGGCCTCGCCCGTCGTCGCCGATCGCGCCTTGCCGAGCTCCTGCCCCGGCGCGATGGAGGTCTCGTAGACGGCCCAGCCGCCCGGCTTGACCATGCCGCCGGGCTCCCGGTCGTCGGCGCGCCAGACCCAGATAGACACCTTCTGCCCCGGCGTGGCGGAGGTGCCTGCGCTCTCGTCCGCGACGCTCGTGTCGGCGTAGGCGAACTCCTCGATGCGCCCCCGGTGGTCAAGCCGCATCCAGGCCCACGACGCAACCGGGACCACGGTGGCCGCGAGGCCGACGCCCATCTCCCGCTCCTCGGCGCGCGTGGTCGCGGGGTTGGCTTCGGGGAGGTCGAGCACCACCGCGCACACCCCATCGAGCGCGGCCTGGAGCGCGGCGTCGCCGACGAGATCGCCCCAGCTCTGCCCGTCGCCATCCAGGTTGCTGAGGTACTGCTGCGCGTCGCCCAGGTCGCGCTTCACCCGCGGGACGATCGCGTCGCAGTAGGCGTCGACGATGGGCTCCACCAGGTTGACGTAGATCGCGAGGCTCTTGCGCCGGGCGAAGTTGCCCGCGGTCTCGCCGGGCCACGGGACGAGGTAGCTCCGCTCGGTGCCGGTGACGGCCTCGGCGATGACGGTCTCCGCGCCGACGAGCTGCCCGTTGGAGTCGCGCTGGTCGGTCGTGGCGACGCGGTACCCGTACAGGGTCGCGGTGCCGAGCGTGCTGGACGACGGCTGGTCCCACGCCTGCCCTCCCTCGTAGGCGTCGCCGAGGAAGAGCGCGAACCCGCGCAGGTGGTCAAACGTGTGGACTTCGCTCATGTGATCCCCATCTCCAGGTAGCGCAGCGCATCCAGCGCGTGGTCGTTCCGCTTCTGCGGCTGCTCCGAAAAGGCCCCGTCGCGCTCTCGCTTGCGCACGTAGCCCTCCATCTCGGCGATGACGTTGACGCAGGCGTCGCTCACGTACAGCGCCCCGCCGCCGACGAGCTCAGCGCCAGCGCGGGCCCGGGTGCGCGCGCGCTCGTGCGCCCACTCCAGCCGCGCGACGACGCGGCGGATGCCCGACGCGACGTCGTTGTCGCCCGCGTAGACGAGCGTGGTGCCGGTGAGCTTCGTGCCGGTGGCGTCGATGTCGCCGGGTCGCGACGGGTCGCAGTGGAGCGACTTCACGCGGAGCCTGCGGCACACGCGGAAGGTGAGCGGCAGCCAGCCCGCGGGCGTGTCGTCGACGTTCTTCCGCGCGTGGTACTCCTCGGCGACCACGTACAGATCGCCGCGGCCATCGAGCGCGCCGACGACCAGCGCGCCCGGCTTCGCCCAGCCCCAATCCATCCCAGCGAGGACGAGCGACCACTGACGGCCTTCGAGCGACGCGGCGGGGACCACGTGGACGTCCCGGTCAAACGCCTCGTAAATCGCGCCCTCCACCGCGCCCATCTGCGCGTCGAGGAACTGTTTGCACCACGCCTTCGACGCGCCGGGCTGCGAGCGCATGTCGCTCTCGTAGTCCGGCGGGAGGTGCGGGTTGTCGCGGGTGCGGCCGCGCACGACACGCCGGCGTCCGTCGGTCCAGCTCATGGCGTCGCCCGTGTGCTTCGCGTCGGGGCCTGCGCCGAACATCTCCGCGCTCCAGTGGCTCCTCGTCATCGGGGGGCCGATGAACAGCCGTCGCTTCTGGCGCCCGGGGTAGCCCCGGCGAATGCGCGCTTGAAGCGTGCGCACCGGCTCAATGCGCGTCTCCCGCGTGGCCTCGTCGTACACCAGCCACGCGGCGTTCATCCCCTCCACGGAGCGGGCCTCCACGGTGGAGCGGAGCCAGATGCGCGACACGCCCTGGTCGACGTGGACGTCCAGGTAGGCGCCGTATCCCGGGTGCGTCCCCTGGCGGTACCAGGTCGACGGGACCCAGCGCTTCCACTCCGTCATGAACGACTGGAAGAGCAGGCCGTAGGTGGGCGCCGCGACGATGCCCTCGTACCCCGGGTGCGTGACGCACGCGAGGGTAAGCGCCTCCATGACCGCGGCGGTGGTCTTGCCGAGGCCGTAGCCCGCCGCGAACCACACGTGAGGCTCCGTGGCCGTGTGCATGGCCGTCTGCCGCTCGTGTGGGGCGTAGCGCACGACGACCGCAGGGGCGGGGGCAGGGGCGGCGGCGATCACGTCTCGGTCCGCGGGGTGGTGAGGAACGAGGGGAGCTCCATCGCGGCGCGGGGGGCGCCGCCGGGCGAAGGCCTCCCCCCAGCCGTCACCAGCGCGACGAGGTGGCGGGGGTGCAACGTCCCGGCGCGGATGCGCGCCAGGAGGAGCTCCCGCGCGGCGTCCTCGACCTCGGCCTGGCGCTTCGCGACCGCCTCCCGCTGGGCGAGGAGCTGGGCCTGCGCCGCCGCGAGCTTCGCGGGGTCGGCCTCCACCTCCGCCACCACCCGGTAGAGCGTCCGCCGGGCGAGGTCGTGCCGCTCCGCTGCGCGCACGCCGCCGACGAGCTGGTAGGTCACCCACACCGCCACGGAGTCGACGCGGCCAGGGGCCCGCGGGGAGGAGCGCTGGGGGCGCTGGGGCGGCTTCGCGCATGGCTTACCCCGGCCGGCCACGGTCCAGCCTCACCGCGCCGCGAGGGAGCTGCCCCTGCTGCGCGGTCCTTACATCGTCGAGGCTCGTGCAGAGCACTACCCGCGAGCCGACCGCCACCCGCACGCCGCCGTCGCGCAGATCCTCCGCCGCCGCGTCCAGCTCCGCCGCGCCGAGGTCGGTCGGGGCGCCGTCGAAGTCGGGGCGGTGGGGTACTTGAGCCATGCTGGGCCGCATTGTGCCAGCGAAACCGGCACAACGTCCAGCCCGGTGCGCCTGGGGTCGCTCAGCCACGGAGCGCCTCCTGGTGCAGGCAACGCGTCGGCACCATCGGGGCGGCGCAGTCGGGCCGCAGCGCCGCCAGCAGCACCTGGAGCCGCACCTGCACCGGGTCAGACCGAAGCGCGGCGCTCACGGTGCACCCCCGGCGGCGAGTTCCGCCCGCATTTCGTCGCTGTGCAGCGCAAGATACGCCGCGCACTCCGCGTCGACCTTAGCGGCGTGCTCCACCCCGAGGGCCTCCCAGTGCTCCGCTACTCCCCTGTTACACCCGTTACACCCTGTTACACCCCCGGGGAGGGGTGCGTAACACCTAAAAATAAGAGTGATACACCCGTTACGCGCGCGCGCGTGAAGGGGGAACTGAGGGTGTCCCCCTATACGTGCCCCCCCTCTATGGAAAAGTGCTGAAACGGGTGCAACGGGAGTAACACCACGAGAAAACAAGCGTTTCACCACACGCCGGGGGTGCAACACGTTACGGCTCACGGCCTGTACCTCCACGCCCCGCCGGGCTCCTGCACGTCCCAGATCCGCGTCGGGTGCCCCTGCACCCGCTGCACCCGATTGACCCACCCCAGCCGCCGCATGATCGCCGCGACCCGCTGCTGGTCGCGCGCCGTCAGCCGGTCGACCTCCATCCGGAGCGGCCCCGTCAGGATGCGCCGGGAGGTCACGTCCCGCGCCTCGTGCGCCGAGAGACCCGCCAGCCACTCCCCGACGACGTCCTCCCACGGGTCGGTCACCCGGTGCTCCTCGGCGGCCTCGTCCCGCGCCGCGTCAGCCTCGCGGGAGAGCCACCACCCTTCGCCCGCGTCGAGGGCCGCCAGGGCCTCCGCCCAGAGCTGATCTCGCTCCGCCGACAAGGCCTCGAGGTCGATGCGCCCGACCCGCACGCACCAGAAGCGCCGGTCGCCCGTCGGGTCCGTCAGAAAGCTGTCCTCGTTCGTGCTCCCGACGATCACGTTCCCGCGCGGGATCACCTCCACCGCACGGCCGTAGGGCGGCCGGTACGTGTCCACGGGCGACGTGACAAACGCCTTCAGCTTCCCCGCGTGGGCCTTGGACGTGACGTGGTCGAGCTCCCCGAGCTCGTAGATCCAGGTCGACGCGAGCTGCGCCATCGCATCCTTGGACTCGATGTCGACCGGCGAGTCGCCGAACCACCGGCCCCCGAGCACCCGGAAGAACGACGACTTCCCCGCGCCTTGCCCTCCGACGAGCACCAGCGCCGTATCGACCTTGCACCCGGGCTGCGTGGCCCGCGCCACCGCCGACAGGAACCACGCGCGGACCATCGTCTCCGTGATCGCCGCCGGCGCTGCCCCGAGGATCCGCGCCGCCACCGTGTCGAGGCGCGGGGCGCGATCCCACACCAGCCCGCGCAGATACTCCGCGACCGGGTGATACCCCCGCTCGGCCGAGACCGTGACCAGCGCCTGGGCCGTCGCGTCAGCCCCAGGACTGAAGCCGTACGCCCGCTCCACCTGCTCGCGCATCGCCCCCAGCGCCGCGTCGCTCACCCGCGCGCCCTTGAGCTCCGGGGCCCGCGCCATCTCGTTGTAGCGGAGCGTCGCGTACTCGGGCGCGTGCCGCAGGATGGTGCACAGGTTCGCGAAGGTGTTGCGGACGACCCCCGTCTTCGTGGTGAAGAGCTCCTCGCGCCACGCCCCCGTCGCGACGTTCGCGGCCTGGACCGCCGTCAGCCCCTCCGCCCGCGCGGCCTTCCGCGCCTGCTGCGCGGCGACCTCGGGCGAGAGCCCCGCGGGGTACCGCGCGACGCTCTCCGCGATGCCCTTGACCTCCGCCGGGTCGAGGGGCGGGTTGCACCGCGACTCGTTCTCCAGCGTCAGCGCCGCCACGATCGCCGCGAGGTCGAAGCCCGCCGCGCGCATGGACGACCCCCGCTTGAACAAGCTCGCGTTGCGCTCTCCCTCGGGAAACGGCTCCCCCTTCGACCCCGGGATCACCCGCAGCTTCGGCCGCGCCGTGAGGGCCTCCAGCCAGGGCCCGGGCGCCGCAGCGACGTCCACCTCGTCGGGCCGCGACGAGGCCTCCCAGGCGTAGCTCCGCCCGCTCCCGTGCACGCTCGGCGGCGCGACCACGTAGCCCCCATCCCCGCGCACATCGAGGCCGGCGCCGAGCACCCCCGCGGAGTTCCGCACCTCACCCGGGACCGCGAAGTAGATGTGCCGCCCACCGCCGCCTGTGAGGCACTCGACGGTGTCAGGCACCGCCCCGAGGCGCCGCCGCAGCTCCACCAGCGATTCGTCGCCGCCGCTCCGCGGGTCGATGTCCAGCACCACCAGGCCACCGCCTGTCGCAACGCCGATGTTCGCGTCGGGCCACTGCGCCCACCACGCGCGGATCTGGGTCGCGTCCGTCGTGGCGTCGGTACACCCCCGCGGCGTGCGAGGGTGCTTCCCCGCCCCGTGGCAGTCCGCGCGCCCGCACGAGCACCGCCCGTCGTCCACGGAGTGCAGCGGGAACACCCGCCAACCAAACTGCGTCGCGTAGTGCAGCGCCGCCCGCGCCAGCTTGGACGCCTTCGGCGCCGTTGTCGCCGTCATCATTCGTTCGCTCCCGCGCGCGCTCGCGCCACCGCCGCCCGCGCATCGTCCACGCTGCGCACGACGGCCGCGAAGCCCCCGACGCGCCGCACCAGCTCCAGCCATTGCCGCTGCTCGGGGCGCACCCGCCCCGCCGCCGTCTTCACCTCGAGCGCCACGAAGCGCCCGTTGAGCACGCCCACGAGGTCAGCCGACCCCGGCGCAAGCCCGTAGACCACCCGCCGTCCGTCCGCGTGCAGCGCGACGCCGCAGTTGTTCCGCCAGAGCGCGAGGCCCGGCTCATCAGCAAGCGCCAGCCGGATCGCGTCCTGCAGCGCGCCCTCGGTCATCGCTTCACCCGCCCCGCCACGTCGCGCAGCCTCGCGGCCTTCGCTTCGGCGGCGACTGCGTCACGCTCCGCACCGTCGGCGATCATCCGCGAGGTCGACGCCCACGACTCCGCCTCGCGCAGCAGCGTCCCGACGTACTCCGCCGCCGCAGGCGAGTCGAGCCACGTCGCCCGCTCGCGCCACGACACGCCCCCGCCGTTGGGGAGCGACGGGGCGAACACCTCGATGCTCTTCCCGCGGCTGCGCGGCACCGCCACGAAGCGGAAGCCGAGCGCCTCCAGCGCTTCACGCGGCGTCATCGCGCCCCCTCCGGCCACACGCCGTAGCGCGCCTGATACCGCACCGCCGCCCAGCCGGGCTTATACCCCGCCCGCTCTGCGACCCGCGCCATCCGCTCCAGAAACCGCCGCCGCGTCGCCGAGTCGTCCCGGTGCGCCTGCTCGACGCGCCCCAGCCGCTCCGCGCGTACCACCAACGGATCCTTCCCGTTCATCACCGCGGCGCAGCGGGGGCACGCCCGCCGCCCATCGGGCCGAGGCTTCAGCCGCGCCCCCTCGCAGACGAACGCGCACGCCGGGCACTGCGCGAGCCACGGGCGGTCGCTCGCCTTCGAACTCTGCCCCGAGGTCAGCGACCACGCCCGGTCCGCATCGGGCATCCCGTGCTCGTGCACGGCCCCCGCGAGGTCGAGGAGGATGCACAGCTTGCCAGCCCGGCCGCCCGTGCGCCGCACCCGGCCGATGGCCTGTAGGTACGTCGCCAACGACCCGCAGCCGCGCGCGAGCACGCACACCTCCGCGCGCGCCGAGTCCCACCCCTCCGTCAACACGAAGACGTTGGACACCACCTGCAATTCCCCGCGCTCGAAACGCGCGAGCACCGCGTCCCGTTCGGCCGCGGGCGTCGCCCCGTCCAGGTGCGCCGCCCCCGCCCCCCAGCGGGCGACGAGCTCGCGCGACTCGGCCACCGACGCCGCGAACACCACCGCAGGCCCGCCCCGCCCATGCGCCCGCAGCGCCTCCACGGGATCCGCCCCGAGCGCCCCGGTCAGCCGCTTCGCCGGCGCCACCACCTCGATCGGCGCAAGGTGCCCCGCGGCGACCAGTTGGGCCACCGTCACGGGCGCGACCAGCGCTTCGAAGGCGTCCCCGAGCGGCGCCCCGTCGGAGCGTTCGGGCGTCGCCGTCAGCCCCAGGTGCCACGCGGCCGGATACTGCGCGCGGATGGCCCTGTAGGTCTCGGCGGCGCAGTGGTGGGCCTCATCCCAGACCACGAGGTCGGCGGGCGGCGCCGCCTCGCGGGCCGTCAGGGTCTGCACTGAGCACACCTGAACGGCCGCGCCCGTCGGCGCCACCCCCGCCATCACCAGCCCGCAGCGCACCCCCGCGGCGACGAGCCTGCGGTGCGTGTCGAGGACGATCTCTCTGCGGTGAACCGCGAAGATCACCCGCCGCCCCCGCTCCACCGCGCGCCGGATGAGCTCCGACGCCGTCGCGGTTTTCCCGGCGCCCGTCGGCAGCACCAGCAGCACCGAGCGGCGACCGGAGGCGTACTCCGCGCGCACCCGGGCCACCGCGTCGACCTGGTAGTCGCGCAGCTTCACAGGTCGCCCCGCGCAAGCTCCAGCGCCCGCCACTCGGGGAACGAGCCGCCGCTCCCCTGCTCGTCGATCCACTCCTCCGACGGCCACGGCGCCCGCACAAAGCCCGCCCGCTCCAGCAGCGCCGCAGCGGCGTTCGCCTGGCAGTCGGGCGCGCACTCCTCCTGCGGCCCGGCGCCGCACGCGCGACACGCGTCGAGGGTGTCGTTGTCCGTCACCGCCGCCCCCTGACCGCCTCGCGGGCGACGCCGAGGGCCGCGCACGTCGATCCCCACGACGCCGCGAGGGAGAGCGCGCAGAAAGCAACGAGCGCCCAGGCAAAGTCTCGGGAGGTCACGACGCGCACCCTCCGCAGAAGCACCGCAGGTGCCCGCTGCGCAGCTCCTGCCACACCGCGGGGCCGCTGCCGTAGACGTGCCCGCACGCGCAGCGGTCCCGCGTCGCGACGCCAACGGCTGCGACGACGGGCTCTGCCGCCCCGCGAGAGCGCACCAGAGGCTTGCGCGCCGGGGCCTCGGGCGACGGCTGCGACACCGGGCGCCGCGTGAAGAGCTCGCGCACCAGGGGGTTACGCCGCATCGCGCGCCTCCATCGGGCGGATCGTGCCGTCGTCGGTAAGCACGCCGATGGGCTCCGAGGGGACCAGCCCCGCGGCGACGAGCGCGCAGTAGACCAGCTCCTCCGCCTCGCGCATGAGGCGGGCGACACGGGCGCGGGCGGCGTCGTCGGGCGCGCGCTTCGCGACCTCAATGGCGAGGCGGCGCAGCGTGGCGATGGCCAGCCGCGTGAACGCGGGCAGCTCGACGACGGGCGTGCCGGGCGTCATCGGGCACCCCGCGCGAGCAGCACCGCGTGACCGGCGCCAGCGAGCAGCAGCAGGAACCCCGCGCCCGCGACCGTGGCAGCACCAGCACCGCCGCCGTGCGTCGCGGCGTAGCAGCCAGCGAGCGCGACGAGCAGACCGACGGCCGCCGCCGCGAAGCACCCGAAGCGGCACACCGCGTCGAGAAGCGAGCCGCGCCGCATCATCGCTCGCTCCGATCGGCGGAGAGCGTGAGGCCCGCGTCGTCCACGCAGGGGACCGGGCCGTGCGCTTCGGGGCGCTCGCAGCACACCGGGCACACCTCGCGCGCCAGCGACCCACACCGCGGCACGCGGCCGGGGACGAGCGCGTCCAGCTCGAGGCCGTGCACCGCGTCGACGCGGCCCGTCGCCGTCGGCACCCACGCGAGCCGGAGCCCGCAGGTGGTGCAGGTGAGCGTCGGCGCCTCGCGGTAGCGGACGCTCGTCCCGTCGCGCTCAACGAGGACGTCGGCGCGGACGTCGTCGAGGCGGAAGGTGCAGCCGGGGCGCTTCACGCGGCCACCGTGGGGGCGTCAGCGACGTCCGCGGGGGCGGGCGTGGCGTTGGCGGCGGCGAGGTCGTCGAGCGGACCAGCGCGCCGCGCCCACGCCGCCATGGGCACCGCGCCGAGCGTGGCGACCTCGATCTTCTGCGCCATCGTGACGGGCATCCGGTCGCCCCGGTCGCCGTCGATGAGGCGCGACACGTAGGTGCGCTCCAGCCCCGTCGCCTCGCAGAACGCAGGCACGGTGCGGTAGTTTGCGCGGATGAACCGCTCCAGCAGCACCGCGCCCAGCCATCGCTCGGCCGATTCTTCGACGTCGTCGGTAACGTTCTCGTCCATGGGGCACGTACTACCGTGCCGACAGGCACCGTGTCAAGCACCGTGCTTACAGGAACCCGCCCGATGGAGAAGCACCGTGCATCTTGCGCTCGAAACGCCGTGCCGTGACACTTGGCACATGGACGAAACCACCCCCGGAGGCCGGGCGCGGGCCCTGCGCCTGCGCCTCAAGCTGTCCCAGGATCTCGCCGACCGCGGAGGCCCCGACCGCACCGTGATGA